TCAGGTGTGAACCATGGGGCGCGAGTTGATCCAATTGGCGATTTCACCATGCAGCCAGCCCACCGAATTGGGGCCGAGCTTGCGTTGCCGGGGGAAAGAGCCGTCACCCATCAAGCGATAGATGGTCGAACGGCTAAGGCCCGTCAGGCTGGTCACTTCGGGGGTCCGAAGGACGGTGTTGGCGTGATCGCGCGCGAAAGCGGCTTTGTGCGGCTCAAACATCAGGAGGCCGCCTTCACCAGACCGGCGGGGAATTCGATCCGGGCATCAGCCATCACCCGCTTGCCGAGGAACGACATGGCGCGATAGAGGGCTGCGAAGTGCGCGGTTTCAAGGTCATCGCCGCGCTTTTCGTCGGGGATTTCCGCCAGCAGCGTGACAGTCTGCATTGCCTCGAAAAGCGTATCGAGTTCCAGCTTTGCCGCTTCCGTGATCGAATAGCGCGGATCAAGCGCGGTGTGATCGATCGGCGTGCCGGTCATTCCAGCGGTGGAAACAATGCTCATCAGTCTGCGCCCCCAGCGTAGGCCCGACGAACAAAGGGAATTTTGGTGGTCGGGCTATACCGGGTTGATAGACCGGATCGTTTAGCGGCACCGGCAGGCTCAACGCCTCCGCAGTACGCCCGACCATAAAAAAGCCCACCGGAAATAAACCGATGGCGCGAAAGATCGCTAAACAATAAGCGGCTATCAACCCGCGCCGACACCGTTTTCGCGCCGACAAGAAAAGCACTAATGGGATTCGCACTAACAGGCAAGTGCTTGCGCTTCGGTCCCCCCGAAATATTCCGCAAAATCAACGGTCCGTCCTTTCGTTTTGGTCGATTTGGAGGCGCCGACACAAATTGATCGCCCCCGCGCTGTTCAGGCCCAGCGCATCCATCACCACGAACCAGCGCGGCACCTGCGATCCCCCCGTGGGTCGCAGGGCTTTCACCGCCCGGCGTAGCAATTCCTCTTGGGTCATTGTGGAGAGGTCCGACCGACGCGGCGCGCGGTTCGCAGGGGCGACAGCAGGCACCGCCGCGACAGCCTCAATCTTCAAATGACAGTTGGCCGGATCGCGCATCAACGCCTTGGCATCGCCAAGGGTAAAGCGCGCGGCCCGCGAAATCCGGCGGGTGTAGCCGTCGCCGCTGTTGTCTAGATAGCCGCCATGGTGCGGATGCCAAAGCACCACCTGGACGGTTTCTGACATGGCGACGGCGCCGGTCATGCGGCGATAGCCTCCGGCTCGCCAAGGCCCTGCACGTCCGCGATACGTGCGCAGGCGACTTCAAAATGGGCGGCATCCATTTCAATGCCGATGAATTTGCGGCCGCTCCGCACGGCCGCAATGCCCGTGGTGCCGCTGCCCATGAACGGATCGAGGATGACGTCGCCGCAGATCGCAAGCAGGTCTTGCAGCAACGCCGTGGGCTTGCCTGCGATGTGATGCTTTTTCTCGCTGTTGACCGAAACGCGAAACACGCCGGGTGCGCAAACGCCATCTTTGCCCATCTGGCCGCTGCTGGCCCAGACCAGATATTCGCACTGATTGCGATAAGCGCCTTTGCGCGGGCGGGTGCCTTCGGTTTTGTCCCAGACCGCGATGCCGCGCCAGACCCAGCCTCCGGCCTGTACGGCGTCCGTCGTCGTCGGCAATTGGCGCCAGTCCGTGAAGCACCCAAGGAGGCCGCCGGGACGCACCGCTTCACGACATGCGCCGAGCCACAAGGCCGACCAGTGAGCGAACGAGCGCTGATCGCGGTTGTCCCCGGAAAATTCAGGATAGAGTCCGCGCGCTTGCGGCGACTGATACTTCTGGCTGGTAGCCGATACCCGGTCGCCACGGAAAGCACCGCCGCTGCTATATGGAGGATCGGTCATCACGTCCGTAGCGCCCCGAATGAAGGGGAGCGCGCGGAGGCTGTCACCGCATATCAGGATGGCGTCGCCCACGATTTCCACCCGCAAGCCAAGGGCGCGGATAGCGTCCAGATCGACGGTGGCGATAATCTGGGCGGCAGCTTCAGGCATTTAATGCTCCATGGCGGGTGTGGCACTCATCGACGGCTATCAGCCGTCCATGCACTCCCGCCATTTTCGAGCGCTGATCGCAATTTGCGCGCGGTGTGCGCTGCGCTGCCACAATGCGAATTCCGGCGATGCGGATCGAAGCCGCAAGGCCTTCGCTGCCGATCCGCGCGCCCTGTTCTGCGTCGATGATGCCCGCAGTGACCAAATTAAATTCTGCGACTGCGCTCGCCAGCGCGCGCTTGAATTGATCCGGGGCAAGGCCAAGCTGCCAAGCCACTGTTTCGGGTCCGCTATCGAGTGCGGCACGCACCACCTGAATAGCCAGAGTCCGGCGGTCGGCAGCGGGATTGGGCATTGACGGCAGATCGCCGGGCGCAACGGTTTTCATGGCGGATTTCCTTCGGCTTAGAGCGACAGCGCGGTAAAAAGGTCGATTTGCGCCGGGTCCACGGCGAAGGTGTGATCGCGCAACCGCGCCTCGCGGACGGCCGCCATCACCTCATCACGCGGCGGCAGTTTCAAAGGCAGATCGACCATTTCCGGGCATGGGATGGCAGATGGCGACGTGCCATATTCGTAGGAAAGCGAAGCCTTCCACGAATGCGCGCAGAACGGATTTGGACACGAATAGAAGATTTGCCGAAGGGTTATCACAACCTCTTGGCTCGAACGACGAAGGCCCGGCATCTTGCAATGCGGACAACGTAAATCGGAGTTGCGACGGGCCAATCTAGGCATGGGAAATGCTATATTTTCGCTCATGATTGAGTGTCGCCCTCCTTTACGTCAGTTAAATAAAATATGGTTAACGTCGCAAATGCGTGCCGCCAAATGCGTGACAAATGAGCAACGATTCTAACGGTTTGGATTGTGCCGGTAGGGCAATGACGGGCCGTAAAAGTGCCATTCTCCGGCACTTCAGACTGTGCTCTGACCGAACAACCGATTAAGCAATGGACACGACAAGCGCGAATCGGCATTGGCGAGAGCCACGCCGGGGGAAATTCGTGCGCGTCGTTCCTGTGCATCGCACGGGAATATGCGCAATTTAACCTTTACTCAAGGCGGTTAAGTAAAATATGAGCGAAAAGGACTCGGACAACGTCCACTATGGCGCGTTCAAGGCCGGAAGCCCGGTGCGCGACGGCCAAAAGGTTTCATTCACGCCGATCCGCCTTGCACGCATCAAGCTGCGGATGAACGAGTTGGGGATGGGACAGACGGCATTAGCGGCGGGGGCAGGCATAACGCCCGGCGCTGTAAGTCTGATTTTGAGTGGCAAGACGAATACCACGCGCCATTTCGGCGCTATCGCGCAAGCGCTGCAAGTCAATGTTGCTTGGCTGCATGGCGATACCGAACAGCAGATCAATATGACTGCGCTTGATGGTTCGCCGATTACCGAAGATGCTCTGCCTGAACTATTGAAGATGGATGATTTCGTTCGTCAGCGTGCATCGCGCGTGCCGACTTCCGACGAAGAGTGCCTGAAGGTTGAGGTCGAAGCCGATATGGTGGCGCTTCGGGAAATCGATTTGACCCAGCAAACCCGGATGATCCACCAAGGCATCCCGGTCAAATTACATAATCGTTTTTTCAGTCGCGACTTGCTAAATAGCTACAGCCGGGCCGACGCTCGCTATTTGATGGTGGCACAGGACTTAGGCGACGCCATGTCGCCCACCATTACCGATACCGACATGCTCTTAATCGACACGTCGCGGCAGACGCTGGACGTTTCGGACAAAGTGTGGGCCTATACTTATGCAGGAACGTGCATGGTCACGCGCCTACGCCCGACGCCCGGCGGCGTCCGCCTTATCACGGACAACCCCAGCTTGCCGGATGACATGGCGCAAGCCGAGGACATACAGATCATGGGATTGGTCGTGGGCCTCATGCGCAAGTTATAGGCGTATACCTGTATACTATCCTACGCTGATACATGGCAACATGTTGAAATTTTAGACTCGCTCGAATCGTTCGGACTGTTTTAGCGCGCGCCAACTGGCGCCCCAACTTGGGGTGTCGATCCAGTTGGGGTGCGCCAATTCAATGACTAAAATTAAAATTGCGGCTCTTGCGGTTTTCGCGGCGTGCGTCAGCCTTGCAGCTATGATGGCACCGCAAGGCGAAACCCGAATGAAAGAGGAAGCCGCACCGCGAAAGCCTGTCACTCAGGAAAAACCGCCGGTGACATTGATGACGGCGCTAGCCGCTATGAAAAAATGTGACGTTGCCGTAGAGGCGTTAGAGAAGGCGTTGATGGCGCTTCCCGTAACTGAGGCCGACAAAGCCGCTAAGGCCATCTCATCCGCCTGCCATTCCGTGTCACCTGACTATTACGCGGCCGCGCCAGCATCCCAAACAGACGCGCAGGAACAAGAAATTGACCAGTGCGGAGACGCATATTTCGCTCCTGAGCGCATAGCTGAACATTGGTTGAAGCGCGGAACTTCAGGAAAAGAGGAAGTTCTGGCAATGCTTAATGAAAACAGGATGTCGCGCCGTCAGTGCGGGCGTCACTTGGAATAGCCGCGTTCGGCGAAGTTTAACCCGCCACTTCCATTTCCAATTCCGTGCGAAATCCACGGCTGTCAAAGACATGCTTAACTGTGGCAATTTTCCAACTGTGCTTGTCTATTTCTGCTTTGAAGCCTGATGCGGTCGCGCCCATGCCCGCCGTTATCGTCGCATCGCCAAGGGCCATGTTGATTTCCATGGTCGCGGCCGCCCGCTTCAGCCGATTACTTTCGGCGCGCGCGGCCGCCTTGGCGTCACTCTGGCTGGAATAGATACGTTTCAGGCGCCGCCGGTTCGATCCACCTTCCTGTTGTGTGTGGCGTTTGCCGGTCCCTTGATCGTGCCATTGCGCTTCAGCGCCGTCTTGCCCATTTTCGCGCGACGACTTGGAATAGCGGTAATGGTCGCCCGTCGATTTAGACAGCTTCACAGAGCCTATCGGCTTTCCGGTTGCCGTCGTGGTCGCATTGATCGGAGAGAATATCAGGCTCTTGTTCTTGACCGTCGCAACAGCGTCGTAGCGTCGGCCGAGGTCGCGCAGAAACTGCATATCACTCTTGTTTGACTGTTCGGCCGAGGTGACCACCATCGCCGCCAGATCGGCATGGCAGCGAGCGGTCAGCCCGTTATCGTCGGCGACCTGTTTGACGATGGCACCGAGCGTTTTGCCATGCCACGTCCGCGATTTGCGGTTGCGGAAGCCGCTGGCCATGTCGGCAGAGCGAGCACGGATGGTTACCCGATCCGGGGGGCCATCATATGTGACATCATCAACCTTGAAGCTGCCCTTGCCGACGAGGCCCTTTTGGACGCCGGTGCCTTTTTCCCAACCGATGGAAACATTCAACAGGGCGCCGAGCGCTGGCAAGGTCAGCTTGCCGTCATGGTCATTGAGGGTCAATTCCAGTTCGTCAGTGCTTTCGTTGCGTCGTTCAGTCAGCGTGAGGCTGAACAGGCGCGGCGCGATCTTGTCGGCAAGGTCTTTCCCGTCCAGCATCACCGACCATGCTGCCACCGGCTCGACATAGGCTTGCCCGCTCATTCTTCTGGCACCCTGCTTAGTTCAATGGTGAAATCGACGGCTCGCGCTTGTCCCGTGTCCACCAAGTTGGTGTGCCGTTCATCGATAATTTCGATGGTGAACTGGCCCAGCACATCACCGGAACCCTTCACAAACGGGTAAGCATCCCCGGTGCCTGCCATTTCGGCGAGCGTTTCGATGCTGCTGTAATAGCTGCCGCAAATCTCAGGGATTAGCCTACCGGAGAGGCGGATGCGATCATCGCCGGGTCCAGTATATTGGCTTGCTGCCATAGCGCCGAAACGATCCGTGCGCGCGTGACGCCAACTGCGCTGCCGCTCCAACTGATCGAATAGCGCGCTGCTGGTATCGAATACGAATTGGCCAAGGGCGGCAAGCATGGGCGTTCCCGTCAGAAATCGTCGGCGTGTTGCGAAAGGCTGGTTTTGCGCTGTTCACGCTTCAGCGCTTCCATCATGCGGCGGATCAGCGCGTCGGCATCTTCGCCGGGCTGCTGGTGGAGGTGAATTTCAATCTTCGCCGGTGGCTGGCTGGCACGGATCGGCCTGGACGCAGCCGTGGGCGCAATCGCCAGCGTTCTTGCCGCTGCCAGACGGTCGAGCGTGCCAGCGGGCGGGGCAAATGCCTTCCCGCCATTCTCGCGGCCTTCCCGTTGCGCCATGGGCGTAAGGGCGAAAGACTTGCGCGGGGGGAGAGGTGCATTCGGTGGCGTCACGACAGGCGAAGGCCTGCCCCGAAATGCCACCGCAGGCGCGCGCATTGCTATTGTGGCGGGGCGGCTCTGAAGAATGACCGCAGGGGCGCGCATCGTAACAGGGAGAGGCCTGCTCTGAAGCATCACCGCAGGCGCGCGCATTGCTATTGTGGCGGGGCGGCTCTGAAGCATCACCGCAGGCGCCCGCATCGTTACAGGAACGGGTCGGCCCTGAAGCATCACCGCAGGCGTGCGCATCGGCACCGGCGCCGGGCGGCTCTGAAGCACCACCGCAGGCGCGCGCATGGTCATCGTGGCCGGTCGGCTCTGAAGAAGGATCGCAGGCGCCCGCATCGAGACAGGGGCCGGCCTGCTCTGAAGCATCACCGCAGGCGTGCGCATTGTCACCGGCGCCGAGCGGCCTTGCAGAATGAAGGCAGGCGCCCGCACCGCTATCGTGTTCGGACGGCTCTGAAGGATGACCGCAGGCGCACGCATCGCAATCGTTGCTGGGCGGCTCTGAAGGAGCACGACGGGCGCTGGCATAGCGATCGGCACCGGCCTGCCCTGAAGCGCGACGGACGGGGCAGGCATCGCGATTGGCGCGGGCCTGCTTTGGAGCACCACAGCGGGCGCCGGCATAGTGACCGGCCGGGGGCTTTGCTGTGCGGCTGTTAGCGCACCTGCCGGAACCGAATTGGCGAAACGCTGCGCTGCGACAGAAAGCGGTTTGGCGTCGGCAAGAGCGGGGGCTGGAAGCGTGATCGCTCCTGCACCGGCTACCGCAGCCGCCATGCGCGTCATAGCCTGCATCGGCCGTCCGCTGGTCCGCGTGACGCCCAAGGCCAAGCCGTCATTGATATGACCGCCCATGGCCATGAAGACACGGGAAGGCGACTTGATGCCGAGCGCCGCCGCAAATTTCGCACCGACTGCGCCAGCAAGATTGAGAAATGCCTTGATGACGCTGCCCGTCATGGATGCGACGCCCCGGATCAGGCCGCCGACAATATCGACACCGTAGCCGAAGAAGCGGCCTGCCAATCCGCCAAGATACGAGCCGATGGCCACGAAAGGCTGAAGGAAGGGGCCGACAATGGACCCGACATAGCCGACCATTCTGCCCGTCGCCGCAATGATGGTTCCCCAATTGCGGTAAACAACCGATGCGGCATAGACGATGGCGGCAATCCACGGCGCGAATATCACGACGGCGCCGAGCATGATGTTGCGGATTTGGGTCCAGTTATCACGGAAATAGCCGCTGATCCGTCCCCAATGAGAATAGATCAGATAACCAGCGGCGCCGAGCGCAAGCACTATGCCGGTGATGGCCAGCACCATCGGATTGGCCAGCATCATCAGGCCTGCACGCATGACGCCCTGCGCCATGAACAGCGCGGCGCCGCGCACAATGCCGAATGCGGCCGCCAGACGGGGAAACGCGGCCGCGATGCTCCCAACCTGACGGAACTTGCTCCACGCACCCCATAGCTGCCCTACAGGCCCCAGCAGGCCACCGAATGCCAGTTTGGTCCCGGCTATGGCCAGACGCATCCCGATCAGCGCAGCGATACCCGTCGCAATCCAGCGAAACGCGGTCGGGTTGGTGTTGGCGGCGTCGGTCAGCGCGCGCAAGGCGCCGGTAGCCAATCGGATCGCCCCGGTCATGTTTTCCAGCAGCCCACCTTGGGAGCCAGCGGCAATCATAAAATCCTGCCACGCGGCGCGCATCTGGCCGCCCTCGCCAAAGAAGCCATCCTTGGTCTGGTTATAGGCCTTATCGAGGCTTTGCGTGCGGGCGTAGGCGTCACGCGACCGAAGGATGGTCGGCAATTGCTTGTCGATGAGGTTGAATAACTGCCCGCCTGTACGGCCGAACAGCATCATGTTCTCCCGCTGCACGTCCTTCACGCCATTCTGCTGGTAGGCAGGTAGGACGAACTTACGATAGAATTCGATTGGGTCGCTGGCCATGGAGTTAGCTGCATCGGCGCGCAGCGGGTTTTCGCCGCGCTTGAATTCCTTGATGCCGCCCACCTGATTGAAAATGATCTTGTCCCGATCCCAAAGACCAAGCCGGATCATTTCGCGCGCCGCCGCCTGATTCTTGACCATGCCATTGACGCGCGAATAGGCCGTCTGAAGCCCGACACCCGCAGCATCATGCAATTCCGCGATCAGCGGCTCGAAATCCGCAAACATCGACCGCGTGGACAGCTTCATGCCAGCGGTCCCCGCACGCGCAAGGAAACCCTGATAAGCGGCCGCGTCAACCGTTCCGCCGGATGACTGGATCGCCCGAAAAAGGCCATCCGTCAGGGATGCAGCCCGGCGCGGATCGGTGGTGCCGCCTGCCTGTTCGATGAAGCGCAGAAAGTAACGCTCCTGTTCTTCGTCCAGTGGCTTGCCAGTGGCGCGCAGGGTGGCCGCCATCTTGGCCATGAGCGGTGCCATGACCTTCGCGCCGCGCAGCTGCTCTTCCATGCTGTGTTCGCCGCTTTCGCGGAATGCGCCTTGCGCCTCCAGCAGATAGCGGAGGTTTTCCTTAGCCGAAGATCCGGCAATGTTCATCGCCTTGGAATAGGCGGTCAGATGGTCGACCGTGCGGTCGTTCAGGCCAAGGATATGCAGGCGATTGCGCATCGCCTCGAATTCGCCCGCAGACTTTGCCATTTCATAGGCCGGATACGCCATGGCGGCGCCCCACATCAGGCCCTGTTGGCCTTCCTGCTTATAGCGATTGGCCTGCGCCTGCACGCGGGCGGTGCGGCCGTCTATTGCCATCAGCTTCTGACGCTGGGCGATCTTAGCGCGAAGTTGATCTTCCTGCGCCAGCAATTTCTTTTGAGCGTCCCAAAGATGGTTGACGCTGCCGGAGGTGTTGCGGATACGGGCGTCGTATTCTTTGACTTCACGGGAAACCTTATTCAGTTCCCTACCCAAATCCTTCATTTCATTTTTGGAGGATCGCCCAAGGCCAATCATGCCCCTGAGCGATCCCGACAGGCCATCAAGCGCCGTAAACTGGACAACAAGATTTAGTTTATTCGACACTATTCTTGTCCCTGCATTGCATTCCAGCGCTTGATGGCACGTTCGCGCCAGGCCAACAGTTCATCGAGCGGCATCGCTTCCAGTTCGGTTTTCGGCCACCGGAAGATTGCCGCGATGTCGGCCATGAAATCCTCGACGGTTAGCCCCCCATCATCTGGGCAATCTTCGCCTTCGCTTCCCTGTTCATAAAAAAACCATAGATCGCGCCTGTGATTTCGCCGAAATCTTCCAGATTGAGCGTTTCCGCCTCGTCCTGCGAAATCACGGGTGATGCGATCCGGGGCAGAAGGGCGATGACGGTATTCACGTCGCCATTGACGACTTCCGGCACCTTCAGCCCGCGCAGTTCGCCCGCGTTGGGCTTGCGCAGCGTCAGCGTATCGACGTTGGTTCCGCCTTCACGAATGATCGGTTCCACAAGTTTGATGACGACAGCTTTGTCGGTGCCGGGCAGGACGGGGGCTTTGTTCGCGGGGAGTTCCATGCGGGAAATTCCTGTTTCTATATGTGCGGGCTAAAGGGTTTCCGCCCCGGCGCGCCCGCAAATTCACGCCGGGGCGAAAGGCTTAGTCGGCGACGGCCGCGCGAATTTCAGCGTAGCGATCGACACCGAACACGATGAAGGTGTTGGTCATATAGTCGATGGTCAGCCAGTTCTGGCCGTCCACGTCCAACTGGTAATAGGCGCAGGCCAGCTTGGACTTGTGCGACGTATCGTCGCCTACCTTGGCATTGCCGAAGTCCAGTTCCGAATAGCGGCCCAGCACCGTGATTTCGACGGTGCGCGTCCGCCCCGTGCTGTCATCCTGATAGGCGCCGGAGAAGCGGGCCGTCACCGCGTCATAGGTGCTGGCGCCGAAGCGGCGCACGGCGCGGTCGATCAGGCCGCCCATCGTGAATTCGAGGTCCATTTTGTCCAAGCCCTGATCGACCTGCATCGGACCCATCATGCCGCCGCCGCGCCAGTCTTCCATTTTGATGACCAGCTTGGGAACGGTGACTTCGGCGACTGTGCCGGAGTGGCCCACACCGTCAAGGTGCAGGTTCATACGCTTCAGTTTCGAGGGAAAGCCCATGTTCGGGTGCTCCTAAATGAATGAGAGAGAGGCGCGGGCGATCAGGCGGCGGCGGTGCCGCTCGAAATGCTGCTCGACAGATCGGCATAATAGGTGTCGGTGATGACCTGATTTTCCGTCAGGCCTTCCAGCGGCGCACAAGGCGTGAAGTCATAGTCGAGGGCGAGTTGACCGCCGCCGAGATCGGTGCCGCTGTTCTTGGCCGGGTCATACCAGCACTTGCCGCCGATAATCTGGCTGTTGGCCACCATCTTGCGCAGGACGCCGTTGACGGTGCTGATCATGTCCTTGATCAGACCCGCCGTAATCGGCTTGTCCATCGCCCAGAAAAGCCCGTCCTGAAACGTATCCTGAAGAACCTGCGACGTGCGCACCGCGCTTTCAAAAGCGAACAGCGGCTCCGATGACATGGTGCGGTTGCCCCAGAAACGATAGCCGTTGAAGCACACCAGCGTCGTGATGTTGGCCTCATTCAGCACGGCCGCGTCCGTGCTTTCATCGTCCATGGACCAACTGACATCCTTGCCGATGCCGGTAACGCCGGTCACGACGACATTGGAAATCGTTTTTTGCCAGCCCTGCGTCTGGTCGATCCATGCCCGCATCCCCAGCGCGCGGCCGATGGTGTCAGCATTGCCCGCGCTGGTTGCAGGCCAGAAGAGCATCAGTTCGCGGTCGCCGAATTCATTGGCATAGGCCACGGCTTCATCGCGATCATCGCCTTCCGCCATCGCATAGACGAAACCGCGCAGGCGCTTCGCGATGGAAACGAGGCCGTTGGTGACGGCTTCGGTATCGAGGCCCGGCGCGCCAAGGATGCGGGGGCGCACGCCCGTCTTGGCTTCTGCCGTCAACAGCGCCTGCATACCTGTATACGCCGACCCGGCGGTGGTGCCGAGCACCTTGCCGTTCTGATCGACTGCATCGACCGCCACGCGGACCACCACCACGCGGGCGCTGGTAATGTCCGCGATGGCCGACAGCGCCGTTTTCAGCGTGCCGGTGGTGCCTGCCTTGCCGATGGCGGCGCGCACGTCGGTAATCAGGCGCGGCTGATCGAGCGGGAACTCGTTGGCATCCGCGTCACCGCCGGTGGCAACGATGCCGATAACGGCCGTGGACACCGCAGCGATACTGCGCGCGGCCGAGGTGAGAAGGTTCGTCTTGATACCGTGCATGGGCGGCTCCTGTCAGCGTGTGAGGGGGATAGTCTGGTTGGTAAGAGCGTTGGCGGCCGCGCCTTTGCGCTGGCTGATGACGGTTGCGATTGCCTGCCCGGCGGCCAGATCGCCGCTGATTTGAACCTTGCGCACTGTCACGCGCGGTTCCCAACGGGCGATGGCCATTGCGGCCGCCGAAGCCAGCAGCAGCGCCGTGGCGGCATGCAGCGGGCGGTCGAGCAATTCAGGGACAAGGGAGCCATAATCGCGGCGCATGGGGCGGGTGCCGAGCGGCGTTGTCAGGATGTCCCGAATGGACTGCCGCAAATGCTGATCGCCGGTCATCAGCGCGCCGGTTTCGCGGTCCATGCCGATCATGCCGGGGCGCCCGACTGAGCGCCGCCAGCCTGTACGCCGGTATGCTTATGGCCCTTGAGGCTCTTGCCGCCGCCGACCACATCGGAATCGGCCGTCACGGTGCCGGTGCAACGCACCTCGCCATTGATTGTAAGATCGCCGGTGATGGTGGCACCGCCCGGCGCGGTTATAGCGAGCGATGCACCGGCAGGCAGCACGATTTCCATGGCGTGCGCAACCGGATCGTAGGACATGATAGCCCCATCCTCGAATTCGATCAGTTCTTTGAGGGTGGCGCCCGCAGGCGGAAACGCATCGCTGGACAGGCCGCGCAGGGCAACGGCGGCGCCGATTTCGCCCGCTGGGCAGAAAACGACCATCTGCTCGCCCTTGCTTGGTGGCGACCATGTGCGCGTCTTGCCAGCGCGCAATTCAATCCAGCGGATGGGGGCCGTGTGGCTATCGTCGTCCAGATCGACAACGCAGCGCGCGGCGGCCAGATCGACCGACGCAATGGTGCCGAAGCGGATAAGCTGATCGGCGTCAGTCGGGGCGTCTTCGGGTGTTCGCATGGTTGAACCATGCGCATGGGCGCGGCCACTTTCACATGAGGGTGTGTTGTGGCCGCGCGAGATACAACGGGGATTAAGCGGCGGCTTCCGTCGTGGTATCGACCACCGGCACCGGGCCGGACAGTTCGGGTTCCTCGACCGGCGGAACGACAATCACGCCTGCCGCGATCTTCGCAGCAACGCCGTTTGCGACTTCGGCCACGCGCAGGGCCGTCGCCGCTTTGTCATAGGTGCCGTTTGCCTTCAGTACCGCATTGACGGTGCGCTTATGTACGATTTCGCCACTGGTGAAGGTGACAGGAACAGTCTTGGCGTCGGCGTTGAAGGTGCCGATTTTCGTGGTCAGTTCGGTCATTCGTTTTTCCTTTCGAGGTGTTTTAACGGCCAATGGTTCGGACATAGACGGTGATTGTGCGGTCATCCGCGTTCCAGAAGGTGATGCTGGTAGGCGGGGTGCCGTTGATGGCGGTAATTCCGGTGTTGTCCTGCACTTCGGAATTGCCGGGCGCTGTCGTGCAACCAAGGGTGGGATGCACAAAGCTATCGTGGGGAACAGGCAGGTTCCATGTGGCGTACTGATGCTGCCCGATTGCAATGCGCGTCCAGCATTCCTTCGTGCCATCGGCAAACACGCGATAGCCGTCGATTGCCGCCATGTTCTGGCTGACTACGCGGGTAAATGCGTCCGCCTGATAGCCATCCAGCAAGTCGGCATCGAGCGCGGAGCCGGAGCCGTCATTATCAGGCCCCCAAAGGTGGTTGCCGCCGCGCTTCATCTGTGCGCCGTTCACTTCGCGGCCGCCGCCTGCAAGCTGGCCATCTGTCAGCAGCGCGCCTTGATCGGTGACATCGACGGTTGCCCGTAGTCGGCTACCATCCCAGCCAATATAAATCTTGCTACTGCCCTGTTGGAAGCCGCCACCCTGCTGGATAGGTGTGAAGCCGAGGCGAGCCGCGACGTTGGAATAATAGCTACCATCCTGACCGTCGAGCAGATCGGCATCGAGGCCGGAGCCGGAGCCATCATTTGCCGAGGTCCACACGCCAGCGCCGTCAAGCGTCAGAGAATGCCTGACAGCGGTGCCGCCATAGAAATCCTGCCCATTGGTCGATTGGATGCGACCGCTGGTAAGGCTGACTTGGAACGGGCGCAGTTCATTCCATGCTTCGGAAATGGCGCCGTTGGCACCGCTTAGGAGCATGTAATATGTGGAGGCATCTGCCCGATGAATGATCGTCGGGACGTTGCCGGGGCCTTTCATCAAAAGCGCGTTGTTAGCGGTCGATCGGATGCTGCCCGTGAAGGTGCTGTTCCCATCCAGCAACGCGAAGCTGCTGCCGTGCAGGCCGTCGAGCATATCAGCGTCGAGGCCGGAACCAGACCCGTCGTTGCTCGAACGCCACACGTCGGAAATGTGACCGTCGAAAACAAAGTTGCCCATGTCGCTGCTATCGACGGTGCATTTCAGCCGGGACGCCGTGCTCCATCCGATATGGATGTTGTTGTTCGCGGTCTGGTTAATCCCGGTTCCCTGCCGGACCGGGCGGAAGCCCAATCGTCCCGCTATATCGGTGTAGTAACTGCCCTGCTGCCCATCGAGCAAATCGGCATCTAGGCCGGAACCGGCACCGTCATTCCCTGCGTCCCAGACCTTGCTTCCGCTCCGGGCGTAGAAGTCCCCGGCGGCATAGACATGTCCACCCAGATTAGCATCGTTGTTGGTGAGATTGAACGAGAGCGGCCACGTTCCGCCTACGGATGTCCAAGTGCCAGCATCGATTTCCCCGCGTAGGAAGTAGAGACGGTCGCCGGAGCAATGGAGCATAGCGGAAAGGTTCGATGTCGAGCGCAACAGCAGCGTGGGGGAAGTGTGCCGGATCGTGAGATAGCCGGACATGGTATCGCCATCCCTGTTGAGGGGCGTATAACCAAGTCGCGCAGTAATGTTGGAATAATAGCCACCGTCCTGCCCGTCGAGCAGATCAGCATCAAGGCCCGAACCAGCGCCGTCATTGCTCGCACGCCAGACGTCGGAAATGTGACCGTCAAAGACCATATTCCCCAGATCGACATTATCGACCGTGCATTTCAGGCGCGATGCGGTGCTCCATCCGATATGGATGTTGTTGTTCGCGGTTTGGTTGATCCCGGTTCCCTGTCGAACGGGACGGAACCCCAAGCGACCTGCAATATCGGTGTAATAGCTGCCCTGTTGCCCGTCGAGCAAATCGGCGTCGAGACCCGAACCGCTACCGTCATTGGCCGCGCGCCACACATCGGTGATATGTGCGTCAAACACGAAATTGCCCTGATCCGCGCTATCAACGGTGGCCTTCAATCGCCCAGAGCCGTTCCATCCGATTTTGACGATATTGCCACCCTGACCAACGCCCGTTCCTTGCTGGACAGGGGTGTAGCCGAGGCGGGCGGGAATATTGGTGTAATATGTGCTGTCCTGACCGTCGAGCAGATCGGCGTCGAGGCCGGAACCAGAGCCATCGTTGCCCGCTGTCCATACGCTATCGCCGTTGACGGCCAGCGATCCGATGACAAAGGTGCCGCCCCGGAATACCTGCCCATTGTTAGACGACAGGCGCCCGGTCGAAAGGTCTATCGAGAGGGGGCGCAAGTCGTTGTAAGCGGCGCTTATTCCGGCAGATGGATTGCTGATAAGTGTATAATAATTTATGCCATCGGTGCGCTGTATCAGGGTCGGCACGCTACCGGCGGCGCCCTTCAGCAGCATGGCATTCTGCGCGGTCGATTGAATGGTGCCGGTATAAACCGTCGATCCGTCCAATAGCGAATAATCACTACCCTGCCGCCCGTCGAGCAGATCGGCGTCCAGTCCCGAACCGCTACCATCATTGTCAGGCCCGAACAGCTGGGAGCCGTTACGGGCGACAGATGCCCCGTTGATGCCAAGCGAGCCGCTGGACAAATTCGCGTCGAAAACGAAGTTACCGAGGTTGGTTGAATCGACGGTGCATTTCAGGCGCGCATCGTTGCTCCATCCGATGCTGACAATATTTGCATTCGGGCTTTGCTGCCCAATGCCGCCGCCCTGCCGGACAGGAGTGAACCCCAATCGTCCTGCAATATTTGTGTAATAGCTGCTGTCCTGACCATCGAGTAAATCAGCATCAAGCCCGCTGCCAGCGCCATCATTTGCCGAAGTCCAGACGCCAGCGCCGTCTAAGGTCAGGGAATTCCTGACGGCGGTGCCGCCATAGAAATCCTGCCCATTCGTTGACTGGATACGGCCGTTGGAGAGGTTGATTTGGAATGGGCGCAGGTCGTTCCACGTTTCGGAAAGGCCCGCCGCCGCATTGCTCAACAGCATGTAATATTGGGCGCCGTCCGTGCGATGGATAATCGTCGGATAGTTGCCCGCGCCGGGGCGCATCAAAAGCGCGTTCGCGGTCTGAACTTTCAGACTACCGACATACGAGGTTGAGCCATCCAGCAAAGAAAATGCGCTCGCATGGCGCCCATCGAGCAAGTCAGCATCGAGCGTGCTGCCAGACCCATCATTTCCAGCGTGCCAAACCAGCGAATTCCCGACAGAAAACCCGCTCTGGGCATTCACCCAACCATCGGACGTGAATGTTGCGCGTGTCACATTTCCGATGGAGACATGCAGGGCGTTGCCAGCGCGATCATAAGCCAGATGGTCGCCTTGATCGAACGTAAGGAACGGATTGCCTGCGCCGTCACGGAAAACGCTATAGGCGCTGTCCCCAAAGCCCAATATTCCCGCGACAATATCACCATTGCGGCTGAGAGGATTGTAGCCGATCCAGTCCACCACAGATTGCTTTGCTGCCGCTGGTGTAACCGCACGCAACGTATCGGCGCCGCCCTTCGCTTCCGCAACTGTCGCCAGTTCGACCACGCCCTGCCGTTCGGTGGTGGCAGGCGGGTTGGTGAAATTCGCATTGCCAAAGGTCAGGGCAGCAGCGGAAATGTCGGCGAAGATGATGTCCACCGTCAACGCGCCGATCGACGTTGCCGTCTTGTTGATGATCGGATCGGGTTGCCCATAAATGGCGAACAAGGTGCCGTCCGATAGATACAGGCCAAAGGAACGCATGGTGTAAACCGCATTCGTTTCGTCGGTCATGTTTAGGTGGATCGTATCGGGCGACACGACTTCGCCCGACAGGGCAGAGACGCGCTTGAATTCCCCGTCCAGCGCCGTCGCGGTCGCGACCGGCACCAAGGCTGTGCCGGACAAGCCAACCTGCGTAATCGTAACAGGCGCGGTGCCATTGTGCTGCGCGTTGACGATGGCCGCGCGCCCTGCATTGGTGACGATGATGTTGACGGGCATTGCTTAGGCTCCGGGGGCTTGGGACCAGATACGGGCATGGGTGACGGGCCGCGCGACGGCGCGCAGGCCGATTTGCGCGCTGGTCGAAACGGCGACGGTGAAATCGAAGTGCGAGCGCACCGGCTTGGTGCGAGACACTTCGGCGATGACGGAATCTATGAAATCGGCGGTCGGCGCCGTGCTGCCCTGACCGCCAAGGGCGACGGACAGGCTGAAGGTATGAGGATCGCCGGGCGGGTCCATCTGAAACCACTCGCGAACCTTCACGCTGCCGCCGAAGCTGTTGACCACATCAATGACGGATTTGGGCGTGCCTTTGCGGCGCTGAATGTCGATGGCCGTGGCCACGCGGGCGCGGCGGATATGCAGCGGCCAGTCCGCCGACCACTGATCGATCGATAATCCCCATGCGAGCCACGGCAACAGGTTTTCAGGGCATTTCTGCGCCGACCATGTTTCGCGCAGCGGCGTGCCGAAGCTGCCAAGGCGGGCGGCCGCCAGCATTTCAAGCGCACGTTCCAGAGCCGTGGCATTGGGTGCCAGGAGGGAAGCGGCCGTCATTCGGCCACCCCGGCGTCGTGGATAGTGATGCTAACGCAATGCTGGGCCTGCTGGCGCGAAAGCACGATGTCATTGGCAGGGCTGTGCAGAATGACATTCTGCACGCCTTCAGGATGCAGCGCGGCGATGATGCCAGCCCGGTTGATGTCCCGGCCCAGCTTGCGCGCGTTGGTCAGATAATCCGCCAATTGCTTTTCCGCAGCGGCCATCACGACGGAACGGTCGGGGCCGCTGAAGAAATACAGGGTGGCGGCGATGTCGAAGCCCACCACGGCGGCCGACTGGACTGTTACGAGATCCGTTAGTGGCCTGATGCTCTGATCGGTCAGCTTGGCCGCCACCGCATCGAGCGTGGGCTGCGATGCTGTTCCATCGCCGCTGCGCGACAGCACCGATACCACCACCACGCCGGGCGACGGACTGGTGGCGGACGCATCCAGCACGTCGGAACTGGCCGACAGGGCGTGATAGATATAGGCGCCCTCCGGTCCCGCTACGCTGTAGCCCTCCGGCGCCAGCACCATGCGGCGGCGCAGATCGTCGTCAGCCTCATAGACCGCCGGAATATTGTTGTACGGGTCCGCCGGGCTAAGGATGAAGCGCTCGACACGGAACAGGGCGGCCAGCGCGTCCAGATCAGCGCCCTTGGCATAGGCTACCATGACAGCGCGGGCGGCGTCATTGACGCGCTGGCGCACTACCAATTCCCGGTAACAGAAAAGCTGGATCAGCTTCACCACCGGGTCGCTTTCGACCGTTGCGTCGAAGTCGGGGAACAGTCCCTGAAACTGCGTTACCGCTTCCCCATAGATGGTTTCAAAATCCAGCGCCTCGACCACATCGGGTGCGGGCAAGCGGGAAAGATCGACCCCGGCGAAGCTGTCTGATGCAATAGCCATGAAGCCGGAATGGCGACAACGCGACGGCTTCTGAACCCGCGCGCATTGTGGCGTGGCGTGGCCACAATGCCCGCGCGTTGTTCAAATGCCGCGCGTCCGGCTTTGTCCGATCATCCGAAATTGATGGTCTTGGCGATGATTGGTGCAGCGAAGATGAATGATGCGTGGGACGCCCTACCAGCAGCGGTAAAGGGCGCTGTCGATCTTTTGGCAGTCACGGCATGGCTTGGCGTGCTTTTGCGCCTGCTGCCCCACATATCGACCATATTGACCGTGATTTGGATCGCCATCCGCATTTACGAAACCCCGACAGTGCAGGGGCTTCTCGCGCGGCGGAACGGCGTCACCGCTGGCACGGAGCAATCCACCCATGAGAAACCTGATTGAAGAAGTCCGCCAGTTCTGGCGGTTTTGGAGCGTGCGCCTTGCGATTGTCGCGGGCGTCATCGCCGGGGCGATTGTCGAACAGCCGGAAATCCTGACCGGCCTCATCGCCTATGTCCCCATGGCCCTGCGCCCCGCGGCTTCCGCCGTGATCGGTGCGGCCGTTTTCCTCCTCCCCACCCTCCTGCACCGCCATGAGCGAAAAACAGGGGGCGCCGCATGAACCTGTTCAAGAAAGGCACGCTGGCCTCAATCGTCGGCGCCGCGACGGCCTCGCTTCTGTTCGTGCAAGTCGCCCACGACGAAAGCGGCCGCAAGGTCGAGGCGAAGATCGCCACGGATGGCGCCGCGACTGTGCGGCATATCTCCGGCAAGCAGTATCTGAAGGTCTATCTGGATATGGTGGGCGTTGCGACCGCCTGCGATGGCCTGACGGGCAAGGGTATCACGGTCGGCAAGACGTTTACCGAAGCCCAGTGCGCAACGATGCTGGAAGCCAGTCTGGTGGACACGTCAACGCATGTCATGCGCTGTACGCCGGGGCTGGCCCTGACGGTGCCGCGCCGCGATCATGTGCGCTTCGCAGCCGTCAGTCTGGCCCATAATGTGGGCTGGCCCACCTACTGCAAATCCACCATGCGGCGCCAGATCAACGCGGGCCAGATCGAGAAAAGCTGCGTCAGCCTGACGTGGTTCAACAAAGCAGGCGGTCGCGTCGTCAATGGGCTGGTGAAGCGCCGTGCGCGCGAACAGGTCATTTGCAGAAAGGACGTTGCATAATGGCGCTGATTTCAACCGTGACGGCGGTGTCCGTCCTGTCGAGCCTGCGCGCGGCCGCTGCACGGGCATTCCGCTGGCTGGTGGCGGATTTCTGGCGTCTGGTGGCATTCGTGCTCCTGATCGCCTGCGCCGCCCTGTCCATCCGCGCCGATGGCCTGCACTTCGGTCCCGTCCAGATCGAAGGCCTGAAGGACCGGGCGCACCATGCAGAGTCCGCGTTGCGGATTGTCAGGGGCGCACAGGACCGCGCGACGGCCGCGCAGGCCGCCGCTAACCATCAACCCGCGCAGGTTTCGCGCGATATTGCCGAGGCATCCAATGTCCAATCACAAAGCTATTATGAGCAGGGCCGCGCTGCCGCTGCTGGCTATGCTGCTGGTAACGGCGTGCGCAAAGCCTGCCCTGAAGGTCGCGCCGCCGGTGCCGATTTGCCCGGAACGGATCGTGCTACCGCACAGCATGACAGCGCCGGTGAAACAGCCGACATGGTTGCCGTCACCCGCGCGGACTTCGACCAGCTCACCGGCAATTCGCTCCGACTTGCCCAAGTGCGTGAGGATGCCCAAGCCCTGATCGATGCAGGCGTGGCAGAAGCGTGGGAGGTGGAGCCGCCGCCGGATTTGCCCAATCCAATACCGGAATGACATGCAGGGCGGCGCCGCAAGGTTGCCGCCCTCTCTTTTGCCCCTGTTCCCTGTCCGTTCTCATTATGCTAACGGCGCGATATGAACCTGCGCGAAGCCCTCCAAATAGTGGATACCGCCACCGAGCAGGCGGGCTATAGTTCAGGTGCCGGGGCAAGGGTTGTGGAGGCAATGCGCTTCCTGCGCGATTGGGGCGTCGAGCGTGACACGCTGGTGTGGTTCTGGAAATCCCTCCACGGGGAAAACGAAATTGGGCGTTCGCAAAATGCCAACGCGGCGCGCAACCGGATTAGGCTTTTGCTGAAAAATCTGCCGGTGCCGAAAATGTGAAGGCGGTCAGCCTATCGGCCGTCCAGCCATTCCATGATTTCCACCATCAGTGTATTGGTATCGCCGGGACCAAAGCCCAGCAGCCGCCGGGCAGGGTAGCGGGTGCGGATCGAATTCTTACGTCGCTTGTCGACTAGATCCTCTAAACCGAAATGGTGGACTTCGGCCGTTTTGGCGACCTTTGACTTGAAGCCCAATTCCACATGATCGGCCGCCGGGCGGACTTCCATGTTTCGCGCCAGTTCGATCCGCCGAAACATTTTGCCTTTGGCCTTTGCGGGCCGAACCCGCCCGCGCTTTTTCTCCGCCTGCCGCTCTTTCTTGGGCTTGCGCTCCACCATGGGGGTGCCGTCCGGTTCGATATTCGCGAGCACCCGCAGCGCGTTCGCCCGGCGGATAATCTGCCCCACGCGCCGCGACAGGTTCAACCGGCGCCCCGGCGACACCCGCGCCATCACGTCCATGAGCCACGGTTCCAGCGCGTCCAGATCAGCCATCAGTCTTCCACCGCCAGCAGCATGGCGTCATTCATCAGCAATCGCTTGAGACGCGCGCCCTTCGCATCATCGGGCAGAAGGTCCGCCTTTTCCTCCAGATGTTGCAGATCATCGCTGCCATCTTCCTTCCGGATCACGCGGACGCACTCTGTCAGTGCAAGCCAGACGTGCAGGTCCACGGTGGAATCGTCCACCACGTCCACCTCGAAATGAAAGCCGGATGACGCGGTGGGCTGTAGCAATTCGGGCTGGGCGACCCGCAGCCAGTCAGCGATCGTCAGGAACAGGATAGATGGGTGTCCGGTGAAATCCTGCACGGTCAGGTTGAGCGTATATTCCCACTCGAAATCCCGGCTGTCCGTCATGGGCGAACGGATGCGGCCTTTTTCGATCCACATGGACAGGCGTTCGGGATCGCGCGCCAGTTCGGGGAGCGCGGTGCAGATGGCTTCGCGCAGGGAGACGTGCTTCATTGCCTCAGTCCCACAGGCTGACGGTTTCGAGGATGGCGGCGCCGAATTTGGGCGCTTCCGGCAAAATGACGGGCGTGCCTTCAGGCAGCACCACGCCAATATCCGCAAGATTGCGGTTCAGTTCATAGGCGGCCTCGACCACATGCCCGGCGGTCGTGCCGAGGACGCGCCAGCAGATGGCATCAAGGGTTTCGTTGGCGCGCGCATTGGCGGGAACAGTCATGGCAGCGCGATCAGATCAGTTCCACGGCAACGCGCGTCACACCCATGATGGTGCGCACAGCGGCAAGGCGCCGGGCTTCATAATCGCAGGCGGTCGCTCGCTTGGCTTCGGCGCGGGTTTCGTCCGATGCGGTAGCGCTCATGTCGGTGGTGTGGTCGGCCAGTTCGCCCGCCGCAGCATAGCGCACGGCATTGGTGAAAAGGACGGTCAGGCGCGTTTTGCCGTTCACTTTTTCAGCTGGTCGCACGGCGTCAAGGCTGGCGCAGCCTGCCTGTTCCTGTACCGCGCGCCAGACGGACAAATCGTCGGCCACATTGATGAAGGCATTTTCCAGCGCGCCTATCAGCCGTTCATGGGTGACGGCTTCGCCGATCCGCAGGGCATCGCGCATTTCAGTGCAACTGATGTCCGGCCACCAGCCATCGCCTTTGAGCACCGATACGCTTGGAGACGCGGGCGCGGCGGGGCGGGAGATAAGCGGGGAGCCGGACATGGTGCCTCCTTAGAAAGGGGTGGGGGGTGAGGGTTATAGTCTTCTGGCCAAGCAAGGCTGAAGCCGCCGACTATCTCCCGCCCCCCGGCGCGGGTGGCGCAACTTTATTCGGGAATATCGGGAACGGTCTGGATCATGATCGCCTTGCGGCTGTGCGCGAAATATTCGCGGGTTTCGCCCGGTTCGACGGTATCAATATGGAGCCATTCGCCGCCTTCGCCCGGCTCGCCCTGATCCATGGGGAAGCGGAACACTTCGGCGGGCCGGGTGACGGCCTTCACGGTCACGATGGCTGTCATTCGGGTTTCTCCGTCGCCAGTTTCTTGGCATCGCGGTTGAGTTGTTCGATCAGCTTTTTGACGCCGCAGCGGGCATCCAGCGCCAGCGCTCGCTCCAACTGGACGCGCGCGGCGGCAATCAGGGCGCCTTTGCCGCCCGCGATTTCGTTATCGGTTTCGGGGTCGAAGGCATCCGCGCGCGCCTTGAACGCAAGGCCCATGGCCTTTTTCAGCTTCGCGCGCACTTCATCGGGCATGTCCGCGAATTCGGTCATGCCGTCCACCTGTTGCAAGGTGGCAAGATCGACGGTCGGCGCCTGTAGCAGCCCGGCTTCTGCCACTTCCTCCGCAATCAGCGTGCCGGGGGTGCGGCGATAGCGTTCGGGCAGCGCAAGGCCATGGGCCAGTGCGTGGCGGGCCAGATCGAGCGCCAAGGGCCATTCAGCCAGGTCGATCGACCACACCAGCATCGTGGTGACAATTTCGTCCTGTGCCGGGGCTTCGGCGGTCAGCGCGCCCGCGATCCAGTCACGATAGCGGTCGATCATGCCGCGCTTGGCGTCGATTTTGCGTTCGAGAGACTGGATATTGGAAAGCTGGCGCAGATCGTTGCCGAGCGCCGCTAGCATCAGGCGATATTCGCTCGCACCTTCGCCCTGTTCGGCCGAGGGAAGGCCACCGGCGGCCATGATAGCGCCGGTTGCGGCGGCGGCGGCCGAAACCCGTTCCATATGGGCGCGGAATGGACACTTCATCGGGAAATCCTTGGAATGAAGGGACTAGCCCCGCGCTGGAAAAGGCGGAAACAGCGCGGGGCTAGAGAGGCAGGCGCAAGGGGGGAAAATCGCCTGCCCCGAAGGGAGGGATTAGGCGGCGTTCTTTTCGACGATATTTTCCACCATGCAGGCGAAGCTATAATCTTCGACCACATAAGCCTCGTTGGAGGACTGGTAATCGGTCACCTGATCCAGATCGGGTTCGTCACGGATCAGGCGCCGGTTCTTGCCCTCCTGATAATAGATCGACAGGTTATCCAGCGTCGTGATCTTGAACGCATCTGCCGGGAAGTAGGGGACGCGGACAGACGGCAGGCCGCCAAGCTGCTTGTCGGCCATGACGGCCGCCTTTGCGAGCGTGTCGAGCGATCCTTCGCTGCGATCCATGATGGCGCCGTACTTGTCGACCAACAGGTCGTCGCCCACGATGACCACAAGGCCCGGCGCGTTGCGCGCCCACGACGGCAACAGCGTGTTTTTGGCGCGCCAGACCATGGCGTCAAGGCTGCTGAAATCGCCGTCCGTGCCATAGGACACTTTGCCCGCGACCTTGCCGCCCTGCACGGCCGACAGCACGCGCTTGACGTTATCGATGCGCATCTTTTCCAGCCACCCGATGTTGACGTCTTCCAACATCGGATTGGCTTCACGGTCGGTCTGGGCTTCGGCCTTGACGCCGTTGAAACCGATCATGATGCGGTCGAGCGCCTGACGGGTGACGATCAGGTCGCGGATGCGCGTCTCGAAATCGGGGAACTTGGCCCACATATCCAGCTTGTCATAGCGCAGGGCCGTGTCGAAGTTGGTCTGCTTGCACTCATATTCCGACCCATCCATGGCGGTCGGATCGACGCCGGTGCGGCGGTTGCCCCCGGCGGTGTTGGTGCGGCCAGCAATCGTGCCGCCGATGCCGAGGCCGAGCGCTTCGCCGCTCTGATCGTCCACCGGAATGATGTTGATGTGCTTCAGGAAATCGGCGCTTTCCTGCATCCGGTTGACCAGCGTCTGCTGGACCGAGGGCGCGACGGTGAATTTCTTGGTGGCGGCGATTTCGGGCGAGACGTTGTTCAGGGTCGCCATCTGCCCGACATAGGCGGTGAAACGCTCAAGGGTAATCGGCTTCATGGGAAATCCTTGCGAATAATAGGGGTTTGCGCGGGCAGAAGGTGACGGCGCCGATCAGCAGTCGGCGCGTTCGAGATTGTCGGCGCCGGTTGCGGGCGGCCGAGCGGTGAAACTGTGCGGCGCGATGCGCTCCATTGCGGCCTTGATTTCGGCAAGCTGCGCGGCGGTGTCGCCGTGCTTTGCTTCCAAGCCTTCCACGGCCTTGCCGGTCGCTTCGGTGAAGGTCAGCAGCGCGGCGCCCAGCGCGTCGGCGGTGAATTTGCTGCCCGCGTCATCACCGGCGCCCGCCACGGCCGCCGCAGGGGCCGGGGCTGCCGGGGCGGGCGGCGCCGGATTGTGGGCGGTGAACATCGACTTGAAAGCGGCGAAGAACGCCGAAAAGCTGTCCGAGCCGCTGTCCGGCGCCGCTTCGTCGGTGAAGTCGAGCGTGACTTCCTCCGCAGCGGTGAAAAGATTTTCCGGGTGCTGTTTACGCTGCGCCAGAGGCGAAGCGGCGCCCTTGCCTGCGCAGAATTGCAGCATTTCGGTGCCGAGGCTCGCGGGATTGTCTGTCAGGGCGATGGCGGCCAGATAGGCCTTGCCGGTGCCCGCGAAATTCGGATTGATTTCGATGGAGGTATACAGCTTCTGACCGCTCTTGGAGAGCGCGAGCAGATTGTCGAGCGGCTTGATTTCGGCATAGAGAGCAAGCCGCGTCTCCATCTTGTCGCCGACCTTCAGCTGCACCTGATCGGTTTTCAGCGACAGGACATCGCCGTAGGAGCCGAAAGAGGTATCCGGCGAGATGCTGCGAATATGCTCGACGTTCAGACGGGCGGCGAGCGTGGTCTGGCTGTAGCTGTCCGCCATCTGCTGGATATGCGCGCGTTCGATAACGCGGCCGTCGGTGGTGGCGCCTTCGGTGGCGACGCGGAAAAATCGGGCTTTCGCCATGGGTTGCTCCTGTTGCTCTGATCCAGTGACGCCAGAAAATAGGCGGCGTTGACTGGCCCACATCAGGCCGAAAACCACCTGAAAACAACGCGCGCGCGTTGTCACCAAAGGGCGCCACAACGGCCGCGCCTGTGAATAGAGGCGGCCTTCCCCCAGCGTTGCAGCATGGACGAAGATTTGCCGCCTGAAGCGCTGCCCGATGCGGCAGACGACAGTGCCGCGCCCAACGATGGCGCGGGCAACGTTGTGCGGATCGCGCCCGTGATTGCGCAGAAGGTGGAAGCGCGGTCCCTTTATTGGCGGGGCTGGGCAATCAGCCAGATCGCCGAAGAGTTAGGCTTGCCCTACGCGACAGTTTCAAGCTGGAAGGTCCGCAATAAATGGGATCAGGCCAGCGCGATAGAGCGTGCTGAGGAAGGCACGCTTGAACGCTATTTGATGCTGATCGCCAAGGAAAAGAAAACCGGCGCGGACTTCAAAGAAATCGACCTGTTGGGCCGCCAGTTTGAGCGGTTCGACCGGCGCCGGAAATATGCCGATGGCGGCAATGAGGCTGACCTAAATCCCAAGGTCCGCAATCGAAATGCGCCACATGTGTTGGACAAAAAGGCGGCGTCCAAAAACCTTATCACGCATGAAATGGCCGAGCAGTTGCGCGCACAGATGCGCGATGAAATGTTCGGGCATCAATCATTCTGGCTGTCCACCACCCATCTGCGCACCCGAATGATTTTGAAGTCGCGCCAGATTGGCGCGACCTACTATTTCGCCCGCGAACGGTTCCTGCGCGGACTGGACACCGGCAACAATCAGCTATTCATATCGGCTAGCCGCTCGCAGGCCCACGTATTCCGAAATTACATCGTCCAGTGGGTGCAGAAAGTTTGCGGCGTCATCCTGAAGGGCGACCCCATCGTCGTGCAGCGCACCGATGAAGAGGGCAACATGCTCGACCCGTTCGAGCTTCACTTCCTTGGGACCAATTACCGCACCGCGCAAAGCTATCCCGGCGACGTCATCGTTGACGAATGCTTTTGGATTTACGGCTTTGAAGAATTGTTCAAGGTCGCGTCCGCCATGGCGACGCATGAGCGCTACACGGTAACCCTTTTCTCCACGCCGTCCACGCTCGACCATGAAGCCTATCCCATGTGGTCAGGCGACAGATTCAATCGTGGCCGGGCCAAGGCCGATAAGGTCAGGGTGGACATAAGCCACAACGCCCTGAAGGCTGGGGTGGTCGGGCCGGATGGCATCTGGCGCCAGATTGTCACGCTGGACGACGCCATAGAAGGCGGGTTCAATCTCGCGAACCGCGATCAGCTTGCCTTCCAATATGCGGTCGATGAATTCGATCAGCTATTTCGCTGCATCTTCCTTGATGACAGTCAGAGCATGTTCCCGTTCGCGCTCATGCGGCGGTGCATGGTTGACGCTTGGGACAAGTGGCAAAAGGACTTTGGCCCTTACGATCTTCGCCCTTTCGGCAACGGTGAAGTCTGGATCGGCTATGATCCGAACGCGAGCGAGAGCGCCACGGCCGACGAGGCGGCGCTGGTCGTTATCGCCCCGCCAGCCAAGCCGGGCGGCAAATTCCGCGTGCTCGAAAAGAAGCGCCTGAAGGGGCTGGATTTCGAGGGGCAGGCCGCCGCGATCAAGGAAATGGCGGGCAAATACAATGTGACGCGGATCGGGATCGACACCACCGGCGCGGGCAAGGCTGTCCATGCCTTGGTGTCAAAGTGGTTCCCGCTCGCGCACGCCTATCATTATTCAGTGCCGCTGAAGACTTCCATGGTGCTGAAGGCCAAAAACGTCATCAGCGCCGGGCGTCTGGAATTCGATGCCGGTTGGATGGACATGCTGCAGGCCTTCATGGCCATCAAGCCAGAATTCACCAGCAAGGGCATCACCTATACCGCAAGTCGCTCCGGTGGCGTCGGCCACGCGGACGTGGCGTGGGCCGTCATGCACGCCCTCTATTTCGAGCCGCTGGACAGCAGCGAAAGCCCAGACGGTTCATCCACCATGGAGATTTATTGATATGGCGACCATTCCCACCACCGAAGGCTGGGGCGCCTACGAGTTTGGCGCACCGGAGAGCGTGCTCGACCGGAGCCAGCTTTTCGACATGTTCGAGGTGGTACGCGGCGCGAAATGGTATGATCCGCCGATCAGCCCGGTTGGTCTGGGCAAAGCCTATCGCATGGCCTCACACCATCAATCCGCGATCCTGCTAAAGCGCAATCTGCTGACGGCCAGCTTCAAACCGTCCAAAATGTTGAGCCGGGCCGATTTCGCACGATGGGTGCTCGACTTCCTCATCTTCGGAAACGCCTATATCGAGCATCAGCGCAATGTGCTTGGCACGACGCTGCGCCTGAAGCCCAGCCCGGCGGCATGGACGCGCGTAGGGCTTCAAGAGGGAGAATTCTGGTTCGTCCAGCCCGGTATGCTGACCTATCAGCCCCATTTGCTGGAAGCTGGCAGCGTCCATCACTTGCTGGAACCCGACCCGCTTCAGGAAATCTACGGGATGCCGGAATATCTATCGGCGCTGCAATCGGGCCTGCTGAACGAAAACGCCACACTGTTCCGGCGCCGCTACTACCTGAACGGGAGCCACGCCGGTTTCATCATGTATGTCAGTGAGGCAGGCATGCAGAATGAGGACAGCAACGAACTACGTAAGGCCCTGAAGAATGCCAAAGGCCCCGGAAACTTTCGCAACCTCTACTTGCATATTCCGAACGGCAAGCCCGATGGCGTGAAGATTATCCCGATTGCGGAGGTGGCGGCGAACGATCAATTCCTCAACATCAAGGAAGTGACGCGCGACGACATGCTTTCGGCGCACCGCACGCCGCCGCAACTTTTGGGGATCGTCCCGAAGAATGGCACCGGCTTCGGTAATGTAATCGATGCGGTGCGTTCATATTATCGCCTAGAAATCAAGCCAATTCAGGGACGGTTGGCCGAGTTGAACGAATGGCTTGGCAGGGACGTGGTAACATTCGATGAGCCGGAGGATATAGCGTCTCTAGTTCCTGCCAAGGCCGCTTAGGCGGCTGATCGTCCGATAATCTCTCTAGTCCGAAGCGGCCGCGTTCCAACACATGGAGCGCGGCCTTTTTCGTTACTCAATTGGGCGCATTCAATTGAGGAAATTGCATCTTTTCGTTTGTGTATACACGTCGCCACGTATACACGTATAGACAAGCGAAACGGGAGCATTGGCCACCCATCGCAAGTCCGAAATGCCGGAGCCTGATCCATGATTGATCCGAGAGAGGCCGCCCGATTGGGAAGCCCAACACCACCCGTTTTTCGCTCATTCTCTTTCACGTGCGCGTGCTGTGAAACCACCGAAATCCGGCGAGAGGCCACCGCGCCCGCCGGTTGGGTCATCTCCTATATCGATGCCGCCACCTATGTCTTTTGCGGCGAGTGCGCGATCGATCCGAACGAGGAATTGCAATGATCGCGCCCGACATCGGCCTGACCGCCGACTATTGCCGCGCCGTCGCTTTGGTGCAGGAGCACGGCAAGACGGCAGCATCATGGCTCCAGCGCCAGATGCGCATCGGCTACAATCCCGCTGCGAAACTGATCGAGCAGATGGAGCGTGAGGGCATCGTGTCCGCGCCTAATCATGTCGGCGCACGTCAGTTGCTTTCGGCCGACGCCCCCGCGCCACGCCCGGCTGAAGAACAAATGACCATACCTGTCGAACTGCCGACAGCGCATCGCGCGCCGGACGACAAGCTGCGCCTGATGATCGAGCGTATCGAGCGGTTGGAAGAAGAAAAGAAGGGCATCAGCGATGACATCAAGGATGTCTATTTGGAGGGCAAAGCGACCGGCTACGATGCCCGCATGATGCGCATCATCATCCGCTTGCGGAAGATGCGGCCCGAACAGCGTCAGGAAGATCAAGCCATCCTCGACACCTACCTTGCCGCCTTGGGAATGGAATAACCATGATGCGCTTTGATCCTGCCGCGCCGCGTGCGCCCCGTTCCGCCTACGACGTTCGCGGCAAATATGCCGCCCGCCGCTCTTTCGATGTTCCCGCCGAATTGCTGACGCCCCGCGCGCCGGAGCCGCAGCTACCGCTAGAAATGCCGCGTTGGTTCAGCGCTGCCGGTTTCGCGATGATCAGCACCGCCATGCTGTTTTGCATGTGCGCCATCGGAAGGGCCGGGGCATGACCGACAAAACAAAGCGCAGGCTTCTCATGATCGAAGTACCCCGCGACGAACTGGCGCTTCGGATCGCTTGCAAATGCACCGGGATGAGGGCGCCAACAAACCTGACAGCTACGGCCGCACTGGATCAATTGAATATCATCCAAGGCGCCGGTGGCGGGCAGCTACCGATGGGCGATGGCTTCCGCGAAGCGGCCGATGCTGCTGTTGCCTATTTTCATGAGTGCATCAGCGCGGGGTTATTCCGTCGTGAGCATTGAATATATTCAGCGGCGCTACAGCGTGCCTGCCCAGATCGGCGGCCGCGTCGTCTACAGCGGATGCGGTTATGACCAGCCCGGCACCATAGTTGACGCCGACAGCGGCCGTTTGCGCATCCAACTGGACGACACGCCGGACTACGTGGGCCTTTATCATCCAACTTGGGAATTGATCTACCTGGACGCCGACAATGAGCCTGTGTCCGGTAGGGAGTGACTGGTATGGCCTGTGAGCATGTACCTCTGCCGGGCGGGGGGAGCGCAATTATATGTGGAATGCGCCAACCCCGGCAAAAATGCAGATGCGGCCGAACGGCGACGCTGCTGTGCGACTGGAAGATGCCGAACGCCAAGGAACACGAAAGGGCGCGCGGTTCAGCCACATGCGACAAGCCACTGTGCGAGCGCTGCACCATGTCACCAGCGCCCGACAAAGACTTATGCCCGACGCACGCCGAAGCGTTTGAGCAATGGAAGCGGAAGCCGAGAGCATGACCATGCGCAGTACCGCGCGACCGCAACCGGTAGCGACCGTCAACTGGAAACCGGATGGATGCGCCGATTGCGGCACATGCCATCCTTCCTTCAGCTTAGACGGCACGCGGGGGCCATGGCGCTGTCAGGAATGTCACCGGGACGAAGAAAAGCGACGCGGCCGGTAAACCAAGTCGTATACCTGTATACACGCATACAATGAAAAGGAGCGGTATCATATGAAGGTGGTGGCTATTCTTTCGCAAAAGGGCGGCGTGGGCAAAACGACGCTGGCAACCTGCCTTGCGGTCGCCGCAGAGGCCGATGGCAAATCAACCGCTGTGCTGGACTTGGACCCGCAGGCCACGGCTTCCTTTTGGGGCGATGTGCGGGAAGGCGAAACCCCGGCGGTGTCATCACTTCAGGCCGTGCGCCTTGGCCCGGTCATCGCGGCCGCGCGTAAGGCTGGCACGGACCTTGTGATTATCGACGGCGCGGCCGTGGCGCGAGACGTGGCATTTCAGGCGGCCGAACAGGCCGACCTTGTGCTGATCCCGACGAAGGCGGCCGTTTTCGACACCATGAGCATGACCCATACGCTCGCCCTTGTCCGCCAGTTGGCCAAGCCTTCAGCCGTGGTTCTCACATTCGTATCGCCAAAGGGGCAGGAGACGGCCGACGCGATCAGCGCGATTGAGCAGCTAGGCGCCGAAGTCTGCCCGGCGACCATAGGGAACCGCAAAGCCTATTTTCGCGCGCAATCGATGGGGCTGGCTGCGCAGGAGTTTGAACCAAAGGGCGCAGCGGCCGCCGAAATTATGGCCCTCTACACGTATACGTGTAACCGGCTATATGGCGAGTCGAAGGAGCCAACGCCTTGACGAAAAAGAGTGCGACCAATTCATTGAAGGCTGTGCTTGATCGCGCGTCGGCGCCGGAGGCTCCGGCAGCGGCGGCGCCATCGGCCGCCGATGATCGAGCGACGCCGCAGCCAGCGCGGAAAAGGGGCGGCCGTTCGGCCGCCACCGGCACGTCTACAGTGACGCCCGCGCGCCAAGGTACGAAGATGATCGGCGGCCACTTCGCGCCGGAGGTCAGCACGCGGCTTCGCTTACTGGCAGTCGAGGAGGACACGACGGTCCAAGCGCTGCTGGAAGAAGCGATCAACGATCTACTGACGAAGAAGGCAGGCCGAAAGCCGCGCTAGGCGCGCCACAGCCCCGCCAAGCGCGGCCGCCGAGTTTGTGCGGCCGGTCGCACGAATTGCTACGGAGGCTCTGACAGGGGCCGGGGCGCGTTCCCCGGCCCCTTTTTCGCGCCCGGCGCAGATCGCCCAGGACGGCCGCCACCAAAGATTTTGAGGCCCATTCCGCCCCGCGCGCCGCGATTGCCCCCACGCCCCGCCCTCGCGCTCTTTGTATCGATTTTATGCAGCCGGTCAGGCCGCTACGCGGCGCAGGAGGCCCGAAACGGGCCATTCTGGGTCGAAAAGGCCCCGGAAGGGGTTTGATGCACTATGATGCACCAAAACGCATCCCTGCGCGCCCTTTCCCCACGCGCGGCGCCAGAGGATGAAAACCATCCCAACCTCTTGCCCCTCTGGCAAGCATAGGGGCGGCGTAGCCGTCCCTTCAACGGTGCCGCTTGGCACTGTCTTCAGTCGGATTGGCTAGTTATCGGCGCGCACTTTATCGTCAAACTCGCATGATGCAGCCCTAAGCTGCATCATTCCATATTATCTTGACCTATCAGCGGGGTATCAATGGCTAGGGTGAGACTCTGTAATTCAAAAAAAGGGCGGATGCCAAGGCGGGCGTTGTAAGCCTCCTGAGAGGCCAAATCGCCGGGGTGGCGTATCTCAGCCCACTTGTCTGTGGGAACGTCCCCCAGCGCCTCCATTTCAGCCCTGACGAAAGCCGCATCGGCCATCAGCACCTTGTGTCGTTTGCCACGCATGGTGTCGACCGCGCCCTTGAAGCCCTTTGCGAGACGTTCCGCCAACCGCTGTGCGCGGTTCGGAACTGGCCCAGACCCTTGACGGTCAGCGCAGTCCTTCATGGTGATGCCCTTTTTCTTGAGCAACTGGCGCAGATGGATTTGCGCTGCGAGCGGCAGGCGGCTGATTTCAAAGAAGTATTGGCTGGCCGTCTGCACGTCGCGGCCTTCATCGGTGCGCTTGGTACGACGAACCCAATCAAGCCACTTCAAATCGCGAAGTGCGATCAGATGCCGATGGATCGTCGCGCGGGCAAAGCCGGTTGCCTTGGCAATCATTTCATAGGTCGCCTCACAGGCGCCGGTCTTGAAATTCGTATGCGTGCGCAGCAAGCACGAAAGCGTTTCGATCATGTTGCAAGTGAGAGGGTGCGTTTTGCCCGCCTCTTTGAAATTTTTTGCCCAAGTCTTCGCAGTTGCAACAATCGCATCGATCGTTGCGAGCGATTGAGCTACGCTGCCATCGCCGAAGGGGCGGGCGACATTCGCCCGTGCCGCATCGACGTCATAGCTGCAACGCCATACGCCCGCCCTCGCTTCAGCAACGGCCTGTGCAGCCGTACCGGCCAGAAGCGATCCGAAGGAAACCGCGCTCATCGTGCGGCCTCCTGCGCGAAGGTCAGTGGCGCGGAATGTCCAGCAGCGTTACCGGCGCGGCCAAGCCCTCGCACAGCAAATCGGCCCATTCCTGCGCAATCTGCCGCCGTCGTGGCATGTACGCGGCGCGATTGTAACGCCCTTCCACGCCCTTGCTGACGTGCGCTAGCATCAGGTCGATGATTGCCCGGTCGCCCGCCCGTTCCTGATCGAGCGCCCGCTCGTTCATGATCGTGCTGAAGCTGGCCCGCCATCCGTGCGGAACGTGCTTGCCTTCCCAGCCGGTCACGCGCCGGTATGCGACGTTCAGCGCGTTGTCCGTGATCGGCCGATGCGAGTGCCGGGCGGATGGAAACAGATATTTCCGTCTGCCCGCAAACTCCATGGCCGCTCTGACCGTTTCCACGGCCTGCCGCGATAGGGGCAGAATGAAGTCGAACGCTGCCTGTTGAGATTCGTCCTGCCGCAGCTTCATCTTGGCAGCAGGGACGCGCCAGATCGGTTCCGATCCGTCCAATTGCTCGAATTCGTGCGCTTCGGCCATTTGCACCATGCCCGGCCGAGCGGCCGTCAGCGCCAACAGGCGCGATGCCAGTTTCGTCGTGGGGAAGCCCGGCAACGCCTCGAATGCACGCAAGAACGCGCGCGCTTGCGGAATTGAGAGCAGCGCCGGTTGCCGTTTCTTCGAGAACTTGCGCAAAACATGCGCGACCGCGACCGTGGGATCGAGTTCCGCCAGTTCCTCCGCAATCGCGTACTGATAGACGGCCGAAATGCGTTGCAGCAGGCGATGTCCAGTTTCTAGCGCGCCGCGCGACTGCACGCCCACCAGCAGTTCGCGGACGTTCTGCGCCCTGACGTGCCGAATATCCAGCGCACCCAAGGCCTTGAAAACGTCCCGCTGAAAGCTGTTCAAGACTTCCGCTGCATGGCGCGGCTTCCATTGCGGTTCCTGCAATGCGTGCCAGCGGCGCGTTACCGCCTCGAAACTGTTGTCTGGATCGGTCGCCAATGCGCGGCGCTTCGCTTTGGTGCTGAATTCCAGCGCCGGGTCGCGTCCCTCGTTCAGCGCCTTGCGCGCGGTTGCCGATTTCTCGCGTGCTTCCTGCAACCTGACTTCCGGGTACGCCCCGAAGCCAATCTGCTTTTCCTTCCCGCCGATCCGATATTTCAGGCGCCAGCTTTTGTGACCTGTCGTGCTGACCAACAGGTGCAGACCGTGCGCATCGAACAGCTTGACGGGCTTCGCCCCGGCCTTCGCTGCTTTGCACTCCTTGTCCGTCAGCATCCAACGCCCCCATTGCCTGAAGCGCGCGCCCCCGGAACGCCCCCACATTATGCGGGAAGGGGTGAACCGGGATAGGACGCGCCGGGATGGGCGCATGGCCAAAAAGCTGTGCGTTTGCAACAGCTTCGGGACAGGTTGAGACACTGTAGGAAAGGAAAGTGGTCGGGGAGACAGGATTCGAACCTGCGACATCCTGCTCCCAAAGCAGGCGCGCTACCAGACTGCGCTACTCCCCGACGGGCTTAAAACCGCCATTTTCCTAGGTTTTCTGCCGTTTTTCACAAACCGGCTTCTCCCCTAGATCACCCCAGTTTGGACCATTCGGGACAGGGAAAAACCCAAAATCCCCAGAATTTCCCCAGAGTGATTTTCCCTGGTCTGCCCCGTGATGAACCCGCCGAATCAGCGGGTTCGCGGTCTATAGCGAGGCATGGAGGCCTCGTCTCGCGAAAAAATTCTGGGGAAATTCTGGGGATCGGATTTCCCGGAAACAAAAAAGCCCCCGTCACCGGGGGCTTCCGTTCGTTAGCAGCGGTCGGTTGATCAGGACGCGACCAGTTCCATCGCAGCCAAAATGTCGCCGTGAAACGCGTGGGCGTATCGGGCCGTCTGCGCAATGTCGGTGTGCGCCAGCAGGTTCTGCGCGATCTTGAGGTTTCCTGTTTTGCGAATGATCCGGGTCGCGGCCGAGTGGCGCAGGTCGTGGAATTTGAAATCTTCGATCCCCGCGTTTTTGAGGGCGGTTGCCCAATCCCGCCGCCAGCCATCGCGCGAGAATTCGTAGCGCTGTCCTTTCACGCGTGGCGGGTGTCCCTGCTTGGCGGGTGCTGATCGGCGGCAGGTATATGTGAAGACAGCATCGGTTCCGGCCACAGGCGGGAAGGCGTCGAGAATTTCGCACGCGCGGGAAGTCAGGGGGAAAGTGTGCGGCCGAGGCGCCTCCCCCTTCGTCTTGAGAAGGATCGTCGCGCGGTTGGCCTGGCGGTCCACCATCGACCGGCGAAGCGACATGATGGAACTCTTGCGCTGTCCGGCGATCAAGGCGAATTCGACGACCAGGCAAAGCTCGGGGCTGATGGCCGACAAGGCTTCCATCAACCGCGTCTCTTCGTCAGCCGTCAGGTCGCGGATACGTTCGACTTCCGCCCCCCTGTCGATCGCTTTGGCCCATTTGGGTTGTTCGCCACATTCGAAGCCCAAATCGTCGAGGTGGCGCCATACCCGACGCAGCAGTTCAATTTCCCGGTTGATCGTCGCCCCAGCGAGAACGCGCTTGGATTCGGCCTGACGGTTGCGGCGATAGTCCAGCAGCAAGGCGTGATCGATATCGTGCAAATGGGTATCGGGGGGCATGATGGCGACCAGCGAAGCCATCTGCGCCAGATAGGTGTCGGCTGCCTTTTGCTGCGCGGCCTTGTCTTCGTAGTATCGATCACAGGCGGTCTGGAGGCTAATCGGCCCCTTCGTCATCTTTTTGCCAGACGCGCGCGCCGCCAGTTCCTCTTTCAGCGCCAGGCGGCGCGCAGCTACGAAGTCCGCCGCGTCGCCCGCTTTTCGACAGCGAGTTGAACCGCGCTCTTTGTGACCGGCGATGATGATTTCGTATTGCCAGTATGGCGAACCTTCGACGGCGTGGCAGTTCTTTGGGCGTTTGCCTTCGGGCTTTGCTGGTGCGGACATTGGGTCGTCTTTCGTGTCTGATCGGTAAGGTAAGCGGCGACGGCCTCGCGCGTGATCCTGGTCATGCTGTGGACCCGGATCACGGCAAGCTCGCCGCTGGCGATGATGCGTCGCACCGTCTTGGCGCTGACGCGGAGATATGTGGCGAATTCCTCGACGGTCATGATGCCGGGGATGGTGGGAATGGACATCGGTAATAGTAATGTGCGAGACGTAGTTCTCCCATCGAAGCCTCTTGTTGTCCAATCTGGGGACAAATACAGAAGAGGCATAATCGAGGACCGAGCGTCAACTCGGTGAATGAAATTTTTGTCTCGGACAGGTTCCTAACAGTTGATAACCTGATCTACCGTTAGTGGCGTGGAACGTCGATATTTTTGATTTATCGACGGATCGGAATTTTCCGGCTATCGTCATCGCGCCCCGTCATTCCCGCCGTTCGACCGGCCGTATCTGGCCAGCCGTCACCCGCGCTGTCGTCGTCGGAAATTCCACCTCCCGCGATCCATCTGGGTAGGTCGCAACGATTGCGCCGATGGTTCCGGCCGGGACGGTTCGCTTGACGGTCCCGGTCGGGGTGACCCAATCTTCGGTGATCGGTTCGACCAGGACGACGACATCGAGGTCGGTCAGGGCGGCCATCACCCGATCGTCGGGCCAGCCCGTCACGTCCACCGTTTTGACCAGGCCACGATCGGCAGCGTCCGCAAGGGCTATCAGGCGGGCCAGACGGTGGTGGATCACAGCGCCTCGGTCAGTGAACGAATTTCTTCAAGAGCGCGGGTTTCCAGCACGGCTTGACGAAACGCGGCTTCGATCTTTTCTTCCGTATCGGCTTCGAAGCTGATGATGTCGTTGTCGATCGTCTCGACCCGACCGTGCCATACCTGATCGGCTTCGGACCATTGGTAGGTGCCATGGTGGCCCCAGGCAGTGGCAAGGGTTTGGCGCTCGGTCACGCAGACTGTCCCCCAGCATAGCAACGCGCAAAACCGATCAGCGATGAATAGGTCACGGCCGCGTAAAGGTGGCGGGGTGTCCATCCAAAGGCTTTGCGAACGGCGGCCATCTGTTCTTCTTCGGCCGATAGTTCGTCCGAGATTGTGTCTCGCCACATAAGGGCGAAAAAGACCGCATCGACTTCATCAGTGAACGTCAGCTTCCGGCCGTCGATGCGATGATCTGCGTGGGCGTTCTCTTCTATCCAAACACCCAAGCGGCCGACCAGGCGTTCGCCACGCTTCCCCTGCGACCATTCACGGAAGGTCAGGTCGCGGGTTTGCAAGAGGGATCGCGGCAGTGTGAAAGTCGTAGTTGTCATCCCTTCACCTCCCTGGCAGCAGGGGTCAGCACGGCCTGGCCGATCGACGACAAGATCGCTTCGAGATCGTGATGCATCGCTGTCTGATCCGGGCCGTCCGGGTCGAGCATTGACAGCAGCCGGTCCAGCTTGGTTTCGACGCGGTCGAGTTTGGTCTCGATGGTGATCAGCCGGTGGGTGATGGTTCGGTCGATGGTCATGCCGCGCCCTCCGCGATCATTGCATCGTAGTCTTCGCGCGTCATGGTCCGGTAAATTGCTGTATCGAAGCCGTTGGCGGCGCGAGTGGGGAAGGCAGCGCGATATTCGGCGGCCATCGTTTCTACCCGAGCCTTCAGGTCGGTCACGTCTTCGGCTGTGACGTGGAAAAACGGGCAAACCGTCGAATAGCAGACCGCGATGATTTCGTTTGTCACGCTACGCCCTCCGCGATCATGTCTCGGTGCGCCTGGACGAAATGACCAAGGGCACGGCGATGCGGCGACGCTTGCAGGACGAGGCGGCCGTCGATGACCTGGACGGTGGCGTAAATGGCGGCGTCGAGGTCGGCGCCGATGCGCTTCGAAGCGCGGGCGATGAAATCGCCGATGTTTTCGATGTCATAATCAAAGCAGAATTCCTCGGCGAATTCGGTGACGATCGACGGGAAGTCGAGGAGGGCGGAAAGGTCGAATGTGATCATTGTCTGTGGCTCTCAATGCAGGGTGGTCGGGGTGGTGGCGCGACGCTTATCGGCGGAATTTTCGCGGGGCGTGGCCCAGCGGAGATTAGCGAGCCGATTGTCGGCGCGGTCGGCGTTGGGCCAATGTGCGGCTTGGTGGGTCGGCGAAGGTGGAAGACCGACGTGCGCCATCAAGACGAGGCGATGGACATACATGTGACGGGCCTTGCCGTTGTCGTCGATCAGGACGATCTGGCGGTAACCCTTGCCGCTGTCGTAGTCGGCCATGATCGCGCCGGAAGCGGTAGCGATGCGGCCCTGGTCGGAAACGCGGTAGCGGGTGAAGTCAGGGATCGGTTTGAAAGTTTCGGGGGAAGTGGTCGGCCGGTTTGCCTGGCCGAATGCAGTAACGGTAATCATAATTAAAGCACCATAATGATTGATGCTTTTATTTATCATTGGCAATACATGGTTATATTTGGACTTAATTTCGAAAGATGATATAAGAGGAAGGTCTTTAAGACTGTTTCTTTTCAAACTACGACTTGCCCCGGATCGCGATGGTCCGGGGCATTCTCTGTTGGTCAGGTGGCAGGCTTAATTCGTTCTCGCATTTTCTGCCTTCTCAATCGCTGCAATTCGCGATGCTTTTCAACCTTGGCAGCGTCGGCGGCTGCGGCGGCGTAGAAATCATCGCCGAAGCGGAGCCAGAACAAGATTGCCATTTCCTCGTTAGCGAATTCCAGAGAGCTAGACCCGTGAATTACTGCTTCGGGATTATCCGCTGCCCACTCGATGATTGCCACGTCGCTCCGAAGGCTGTGGGGAATGTATAGGCGAAGGTTCCCGTCGATCATGCCGCTTCCACCTTCTTCGCCTTCGCTTCTGCCCGCTGCCGGGCCTTTTTCTCGCGCTGATGTTCTCGCTCTTCCTCGGGTGTGCGCTTCGGCTTCGACGGTCGTCCGGCCCGCTTCGCTTCGGCGGTAGCGAAGCCCAA